CGACCCTAGGTAGGGTCGCGGAAATATTTCACCCCTTTTGTTCTTTTGAAAGGACTCCTGATGCGCTATCGTAGTGAAAATATTAATTCGGCACCCACTTGGTCATGCTCGCATGCTGCTCTAGGGGAATTAAACCTCCCTCAAGAAGATGGCTACAAGTATACCAGTAAGCTCCGAATATCTACGATGGAAGACGATCCCGGTCCGGGACGTCACGTCAAGCAGTGCAGTCAAAATGTGGCAAACGCGAGTGTGATTTCCCTTTCAGATGCCGTCATGAGACGGTACTATTGGGGAGCACAAGATCCGTTTGGCCAGTTTACTGTATCCTTAAGTCGAATTGGCGTCATTCCAGTCGCTAATCCGATTGCTCAAGACGTACCGTGGTCAGATATGGCCGCGTCGCTCAGCGAAAAATTGTCGGGAAGAATTCGAAGTAAGTCACTCTTAGCTGTGACTATCAGAGAATTACCATCGACGATCGGTATGATCAGAAATCCATACCGTCTGCTAAGAAAGAATTGGCGACTGAAGTGCGGCATGAAGACCGCGTCAGCCCTCGCTAAAGAGGGTGCCAATATCTGGCTTGAAACACAGTACGGATGGAACGCGTTAAACTATGACATGGGCAACTTTGCCCAGGCTTATAGCCGCATTCTATCCTACGCTAATGTTGCAAAAGCCGGCAGTTTCGACGAAAAGTTGTCTGAAACCAGGCAGCTTTCGGGAGGTGAACCGTATTCGGTTCTCGACACCTCAGGGTGGAGTTTCTACCGAACAGGTATGATAAATATCTGGTCTCGGGGCTGCTTTACAACAGCCACTCTATTCTGCCGCGCGGCGAAAGCCCGCGCACAGCTCGGTCATCTAGACTACATGCTTAACAGCTTGGGTCTCGATAATCGGGCTATACTGGCGAGTCTTTGGGAGGTTATACCATTTTCTTTTGTAGCTGATTGGTTCATCAAGCTACCGAATATTATGGCACCTCTTGATTTTAGCCAGCTTGCTTCGGAGTCCGTTCAGCTCGGGTATCAGGCCTGTACCGAATGGAGATTTGTCGCCGGATATTATGGCGGCATTCTCGATCGGTTGTGGGATACTGGTTACTGGGACTGGCAGGGAACACAGCCTTTTATGGGCTCCCCAGGGTATAAGCGTATTTATTCGCGTTACCCAGGATTACCGCAAGTAGAAGGTGTTAGACTTTCAGCGGATCTGTCTTCGACTCAGCTTCTCTCCTTGGGATCATTATTGATCCAGAATAAGGATAGGATTCTTAAAGGGTTTTAAGACCCCGTAGCGTCCTAACTGAGTCTTGTAGTTGAACCAAGTTGCGCGAATGCGCGATAGTGGTATTGTCCACTCTACACACTAGTAACGCAGAGATGCGTCACTGCAACGGAAGGCTCTTTATGGCTTCATCTTCAGTTACTCTCTACCACGGCGACACAGAGAACAGGGTTTATGCCCTGACTCAAACCTCGGCCAATAAGACCGAGTTCCGCGTGGCGGGTTTAGCCCTTGCTGAACCCCAGATGCTAACTATTGAACGGAAAATTCAGCCCGGAAATAGTAAAAGCAATGATCAGATCATTGTGACTGTGTCACAAGTTTCGCGCAACACAACCAGTGGCCTTTTGGCTACCGGCAAGGTGTCCGTGAATATCTCCGTTCCCCGTGATAATTCTATTATCACACAAACCGTGATGTCACAGCTGTGTAAACAGATAGGCTCACTGTTCGGGAATAACTGTGCTGCCCTTTCGGCAGATGCAGCAACGAGTGCACTTGCACTCCTCGGAGGTTCTGATCTCTAATGATCTTCACCTTTTAGTAAAGGAGGATATCATGAGTAAACTCATGGTCTTTGTGATCATTATCTGTTTCGCAGTCATCATTACGGTCGGCTGCGGATGGTGTCTTACTATTGACACCTTAGAGACAAAGGGTAAGGATTTAGTTAGCATTCTAACAGTTGTCCTTAATTGGATACTGCTCTTGTGCGAAAAGATCCTGCCCCTATTTTCAGGAGCCTAAAGACAGTGAAGGGGACGTGTAACAATGAAACCAAGCATTAAGGCTCTGACTCTCCTTGAGAGCAGAACAACGCCTGATGTGTCATTGATCTTAGCCTTCTACCAAGGTCTTTTTAAGGACTTTGCAGTGTTTTTTCCAGAGTTTAAAGCCTTCTTATCGACGGACTCACGCTGGCTTCAACGCCGAATGAGTACCGAAGGGATGACGTTGGCTCTTATTACCTTACCAAAACTTGGTAAGGCTTTAGAGACCTGTCTCATCACCCGAGAAGCCTTAGAGGTTCCTCTTGGAATACCTTTGGCTAGCGATAGGTTGCCTCAATTTTGTCACTGTCTTTTTAAAGAGATAGTTGGCAAAGACATGCTCCCGGTTGAAGACGAGTATGACCCTATCTTAGTCCGTAGACGTGCCGTTGTAATACGGTGTCTCCGTCAACTATTAATGGCATACTCAAAGGCCAGATCGAACTCATCACTGAAAAGTGATGATGAGGTCGTAACCGCTTTTGTCAAGCGGGTTTCTGCCAAACCGGTTATCACGTTGCCTAACTATATCGTGAGAGGGGCGAGAGCCCTGATTGCTGATGTGGTTATGGATGGTGATGAACTCGCCGCACCACTATATCAATGGGTTGTAGACCCGTGGGGCCGTCATGGTCCCGGTGCTGTAGCGGAAAAGGAGAAAGGTGCGCACAAGTGGTGCTTCAAGCCTTCCATGGGTCAAGACCCGCTGCTATACAAATGGCAGTCTAGGAGCTTCGAAGAAAAACACCACAGATCGGAACCTCATTCACGGCTCGAGCTTGTCCCAAAGGACTTTCGCTCCAAAAGAGTGATCTGCATTGAGCCTAAGGAGAACCAATTTGCCCAACAGGGCTTAATGGTAACTCTTTATAATCTGATTGAGGGCCATCAACGTGCGGGGAGATGTATTAACTTTCGAGATCAACGGCCAAACTATGATCTGTCAAAGGATCCTAGCGTAGCTACAATCGATCTGAAGGACGCAAGTGATACGATAAGCTTAGACGTTTGTCGCCTCGTGCTTCCTAAGAAGTTTTTCTCCCTAGTTACGCGCTATCGTAGCCGAGTTGTTACACTACCGAATGGTAGCTCGGTTCGCCCGACTTGCTTTGCGAGTATGGGATCCGCCCTTTGCTTCCCGATCGAGACTCTCGTTTTCTGGGCAATTACCCAGGCGACTCTTGATCACTATTGGAGGCACGGATATTGTCGCGTCTTCGGTGATGACATTATTATACCCATGAGTGGGTTTGATGTCGTTTGCCGAAGTTTACACCAAGCAGGTTTTGTCATCAATCGCGAGAAGAGCTGTTACAAGACCCCGATTAGGGAATCTTGCGGTAGCTGGTTCTATCATGAGTATGACTGTAGGTTTTCAAAAATCTACGACCTGCGCTGTGACAGTTTAGAAACATGGTCTTCGCTGGTAGATTCTGCCAGCGGGCTCATTGAGAATTATTTCCTCAATGCGGCTCGGCCATTGTTGTCAACGGCCTCACGGCTGTTCCCTGTGGATCCTCACCTCGAACGCGCTGTGCGTTCGTGTTCTGGTGGGATGATCTGCGTTGCTCCTGTGCGCTGGAATAAGGAACTCCAGGCATTAGAGGTACAGCAACCTGTCGGCTTTGCAACCGGCAAGTGTAGACCCATTCCTGATGACCAGGCTTTATATGCCTGGCTGGTAGGGAATGACACGCACCCTCGTTTGGCGGGCGCCGTTTCGGCGAAGCTGGACTGGGTCAACTATATCTTTTAGTTGACGAGGAAGGGGTTAGCTTAAGGCGAAATCTCCTTTTTCCCGTTGGCTTCGGCTATCTCCTTGATAGCCGGGGTGTTGAGCTGACACCTTGTCAGTTCTGTGCGGGCGGCCGCCCTCTTTGGGCGGCCTGTTCT